ATTACGCTACCCATCGAGGCATGGCAGGCCATGAACCTGCTACAGACCAAGAGAAAGCACAAGGGTATGTAGAGCGCATGTGGATGAATAACCCACGCTTGCGCTGCTGCTTTTGTCCTTTCGAGTCCGCACCGGATTACGCGGGCATGCAACTGCACGTCTTTCAGCGGCATTGGTTGAAGCACTTCCCGGAAGAAGTGCGCATGCCGGAAACGCGGCCCGTGGAAGCGCTGTTGTTTGACGGCTCCGGCAACCGGGTGCGGGAAGTGCCGGTGGCTCCACAACCTGCCAGCGGCCCTATTACGGCTCCGGCTACTTTGAGCGCGGCAATACCTCCGCCACCCCGAATGCAGCCTACACCCAAGCGAGTGGAAAATTTCCAAGACCCCACGGACGCAGTTTTTGAAGGATTGATGGAACGTGCAGCCGCTAGTATGTCTAAGGAAGACTTACTAAAAGCGGATGGCACGAACAAAGGTTAACCCCCAAACAATCCCCGGTGCGTACAATGCAGCCAACGGCGTGGAAGTGACGCTGGCAGCGTGTGACGCAGTAAACGGCAATTACGCCTACATGAGCGGCGGGGAAATGCTCATGGCCAAGGGCACCGGCTTGCTTACCGTGCACTCTGTTGCGGACGGCTTAGGCCGCACCGGCAACCTAACCAAGACGCTGACCGGCTCCGAAGATGCTATATTTTTCGGGCCGTTTGCACTGGCCGGTTTTGCCCAGTCAGACGGCGCGCTGTGGTTTAACGGAGCGGCGGGCGTTGAAGTTGCGTGGCTTTCGCCTTCCCGTTAGATTTCTTTCGATACTACCTCATGAGGATAACTGAATGGCACTTTTGACAGTAACCACGGCCCCCGGCTCTTTCCCCACTGCTGGCGTGGTGGCCACAAAGAACGCGGGCGCGGCGGGTGGTGATGAATTCCCGGCTACTGGCAGCGAAATGCTACTAGTGCACAATAACGGGGCGGCGGTGCAGGATTTTTCTGTGCTGGGTGTGCCGGACGCTTCCGGGCGGGATATCACCATCTTGCAGGAAATTCCTATTCAGGGCTGGGTGCTGATGGGGCCATTCACCAAGATTGCCGGGTGGGCTACCCAAGCCGGGCGCATTGACGTGCTGGCGGAAACCCCGGCGGATATTGAAGTTATCGTGATTCGTCTACCAGCAGAGTAGCGGCCACGGAAAAGAACAAAGGAAAAGGAATCCCAATATGCCTGCTACTCCCATAACCAAAGTTAACGCAACCGGCCCTTACCCCACCGCCTTTGTAACGGTTACCCCGGTTGCGGCGGACGCTGTGAACGGCAATTCTTTTGCCATGTCCGGCAATGACTTGTTAGTGATCTTCGGCGGCACGGCGGGCGGCACCTATACCGTGCAAGGCCCGGCTAACGCACGCGGGCGCACTGGCGCTATCACTGCTAATGCAATTGCAGTGGACGCGGTGGAAATCCTTGGACCGTTCAAGAATTTGGACGGCTGGCAGAATTCGGACGGGGTGCGCATCAGCGCTTCCGTGAACACCATCAAACTGGCCGTCATTCGATTGCGATAAGCGGAAAGGAACTAGGAGAAACAAAATATGCCTGCCTGCATACAGACTGCATTATCCGCTTTCGGTACCTTGCTGAAGATCGGCAACGGCCAAAGCCCGGAAGAATTCGCCACACTGGCGGAGCTGCGCAGCGTTTCCGGTCCGTCCATTTCGGCGGACACACTGGAAACCACCACGCACAACACCCCCACCCCGTGGAAGCGCTTTATTACCGGCCTGCTGGACGGCGGGGAAATTTCAGCGGATATCAATTTCAATCCGTCTGAACCTACCCACAGCGCAACCCAAGGCATACTGGCCATTATGCAGGCCCGGCTATGCCGCAACGTCCAAATTGTTTTCCCGGACGACGCCAATACCACATGGGTAGCGCCTTGCATTGTCACCGCGTTTGAAATGAGTGCGGACCCGGCGGACATCCTGTCTGCTTCGCTCACCTTGAAGGTGGCAGGCCCGCCCACGCTTACCTAGGACATCGAAGCCCGGCCCCCGCAGCAGGCGTGACACGGCCCCCACCGGGGCCGTGTTCTGTTTTAGCGTACCGGTACTTTGGTACTATTGACCCATGACACTAACGCCAATGGTCCAAGCCAGTCCACTGATAGCCTTCACCCTAGGGGATAAAGACAAGGATGGCACGCTGCGCACGCGGCACTTGCGCATCACCTTTGCCACCCTGATGGAGCTGGAAAACGGGGGCACGCGCTCCATTATGGAAAAGGGCACGTGGGAAGCGCTGGAAATAACCGAAGTAGCCACCTTTGTGGCTGCGGCGTTGAAGCATGAAGACCCCACCGTTACCCCCAAGTATGTTGGAAAATTTCTAGGAACGCACAATCTACGGTATATCTTCAGCGTGCTGGCCACGGCGTGGAACGTATCGCAGACCGGACAGGCGGAATATGTCCCTTTGGAAGTAGTGCCGCTGGCGGCGTAGACCCCCCACCGGCGAAGCCAGAACCGTCTACCACCCCGGAAGACCTTCCACCCCCTAGCGTCTTCACCACGTGGGCGCTGGCCCGTGTCCTGCTGGGTATGAGCGATGAAGAGTTTCTAGCGCGCACCCCTTACGAATTGAAGCTTTTGAACGATGCGTACTTGACCCGTTTGGAAATTGACGATGGACGTTTTGCGCTGTTGTGTTCTTTGACCGCCAATATACACAGGGATTCTAAAAAGAACAAAAAGGGATTCTCACCCGCAGACTTCATGATTAACCGGCGAAACCCGCAGTTACCGGCCAAAGGGAAGGGCAAGCGGCAAAGTACTAAGCAGCAGATAGAACATTTCAAAGCAGTAACCGCGCTCTTCGGCGGAACCATTGCCCCCCGGCTTGGCTCCATGGACGCGGCCACAGCAGCGAAGTGGTTAGAAAAGAACGGATAAGCAAAACACATGGCGATTACCGTAGGGCAACTTCTAGTGCGGCTGGGCATGGACCTTTCGGATTTTTCCAAGGGCCTGCAAGATGCGCAGAAGGAAATGAAACAACAGGGTGCCATGTTTCAGAGTGCCGGGGAAACGCTTTCCAAGGCTTTCACTCTGCCCCTGCTGGCGCTGGGCACGGCGGCTACTGTTGCCTTTGCGGGCTTTGAGCAAGCCATGAACAAGGTGGCCGCGCTGGGTGGTAAAGATGTTGAAGAAATGTTTGACAAATTGACGAAGCAGGCCATGGACTTGGGGAAAGAAACCAAGTACAGCGCACGCCAAGCGGCGGATGCTATGGGGGAGCTGGCGGCGGCGGGCTTCAAGGGCAATGAAATCATCGCGGCCATGCCCGGCCTGTTATCGCTGGCGGCAACAGAAAACATGAAGCTTGCGGACGCGGCCCGTATTGCGTCTTCCGTGCTCCGGGGCTTCGGCATTGACGCTACCCGCATGCTGGATGTGGCGGACATTTTGGCTAAGACTGCGGCCATGTCTTCTGTGTCCATTCAAGACTTGGGCTATTCCTTCCAGTACATCGGACCGGCGGCGCGCGCGGCGGGGCAGAGTTTCATGGATGTTTCCGCAGCGCTGGCCGTGCTGGGTAATGCCGGTATACGCGGTGAATCCGCTGGCACCGCCTTGCGCAATATGTTTAATGACCTGATGACCCCCACCAAGGCGGTGGCGGAAGGGCTGGCTGCGCTGAAGATTAAAACCATGGATGCCTACGGCAAGCTGCTGCCTATGGCGGACTTGATTAAAAACTTGACCCCGCTAACCAATAATATGGCTATGGGCTTCAAGCTATTTGGCCAGCGCTTTTCCGATATCATTCCGCTGATTGCGGACGGGGGCCTAGCCTTCCGGGCGGCACAGGAAGAGATTGTTAAATTCAGCGGAGCGGCGGACGCCATGGCTAAGACTATGCAGAAAGGCGTGGCTGGCAACCTGGAGAAATTTACCGGCAACCTGGAAACACTGGCCATAACGGCGGGCAAGCTGCTGGCACCTATGGTGAACATGCTGCTAGACGCTGGCAGCAAAGTGGTGGACTTTGCGCAAAGGATAGTAGAAGCGTTTGCTAAGTTACCGGCGGGCGTCCAAGTAGCGGTGCTGGCCTTCGGTACTTTTGTGGCAGCAATCGGGCCGGTGCTCTACATGATTGGCACCTTGCTGCGGGGTATCGGTGACTTAAAAATGCTGGCTCCTGTCTTTGACATTCTAGGCAAAGCTTCCAAAACTTTGGGCTTGGACTTGCAGCAGACTACCAGCCGTTTCTTGGATTTTATCCGATCATTCTCCACCGGGAATATTTCCAAATTCTTTACCGATTTCGGTAAGTCCATCAAAGACACATTTGCTTCCATACCGGGGCACCTGAATAGCGCCAAGACGGCCTTGGTACAATTCGGCGCAACGCTGGGCACGGCGGTGGCTAACAACGCCAAGGCGGCGTGGGCTTCCATCGGTACCTTTACAACTGAGCTGAAGCGGATGGCTACCGCGTTGAAAGACATTAACATAAGCCAAGCGCTGGGTAGTATCACTTCGGCACTGAGTAACTTTTCCTTTAAGGGGAAAGGGGCCGGGCTGTGGGATGACATGGCTATAGGGGCTTCCAAGTTTCAGGACTTGATAAGCGGCGGCTTCACTGCGGCGCTTGGGGCGGCGGGCCAAGGGGTGGGCTTACTCACTTCGGAGCTGGCCATAGGGGCGGCGGCTTTCACCGGCATAGCGGCGGCTGCGGCGGCTGCGGCCACGGTCATCACGCGGGACTGGGAAGACATTAAAAACGTCTTCCACGGCTTGGCCAAGGATATTGATGAAGACGCGCAAGGCATGAAGCAGACGCTAGTGGGACTATGGGTTACCTTGTCCGGCGGCACTTTCATAGGTACGATTATCACCGCGTGGAAGTATGTAGGCGGTTTCTTCAAAGACCTTTGGAGTGGAATCGTACTTACCTTCAACACGGCCATTCAGACCTTGGCCAATGCGGCGGCGGGCCTTGCGGATAAGATGGGCTTCGCCCATTCGGCTAAAGCGCTGCGGGACTATGGCACGGATGTGGAAGTGCTGGCCAATCGCATGAAGGCGGTGCAGCACATTTCTTTGCCCGGTGTGAGTGGCGAAGCCTTGAACCAAGTGAAGCAGTTAAATGACTTGGTGGCTAAGTACACCAGCGAAGTGCGGATAGGCACCATTGCGCAGAAGGAAGGCGCGGCCCAAGCCAATGCGGTGGGCCAGCAAATCGCTACGTTGTATAAGACGTACCAGCGCGTGCAGCAGGATTTCAAGTTGGGGCTGATTACCCCGGAAGCGTTTGAAAAAACCAAGGCCGCGATTAAGCAGGCCATAGACGGCGGCGCGGCCTTCGCTGGCCAAATGAAAACGTCTTTCGGCTCTGCTGGCATTGACGTAAACCAATTTGGTAAGAAGGCAAAGAAGACCCTTTCCGACTTTGAGAAAGACATGAAGATGGTGGAGAAATCCGCCGATACTCTGCTGGATTTTATCGAAGACTTGCCCAAGTCTTTTGAAGAGTTTGAAAAGCTGATGGGTAAGGGCAACGGGCTGGAATCTACTTTTAAGAAAATCGGGGAAATGTGGCGGGACATTGGCCGGGTGATTGCCAAGGAAACAAATCCCATAATTATCAGCAAGCTGAAGGAACAACAGAGCGCGCTAATGGACGCCAAGACAACCTTGGAAATGTATCAAAAGCAATGGCAGAGTGAACAATGGATTAAGGACGCCGAAAAGCTAAGCGAACACTTTCAGGACATACAGGCCAAAGCGGCACAGGTGAATCTGAACAAGTCGTTCAAGCTGGAGAGCATGAAGCCTACGCTGGACTTTCTGCACGTAATGCAGCAAGACTTGGACAAGGTGAGCGATGCGGCGAAGCTGTTGGGCGTACACTTGGACCATTCGGCCATTGCCAGCAAAGGCCAGTTTACAGACACCGCTTTGAATGCCACATCAGCAATAAATGCCTACAACCTGCTGGCCAAAACGGCGGGCGTTACAGCGGAGCAAATGAAGCAGGCGTGGCTTGGCATGGAGCGCGCCAAGCTGGCGGCTTCCCAAGATGCCTTTAACAAACTGTCGATACAGGCTGATGGCTTGAATAAGATCATATCGGCGGCTTGGAAGATCGGGGCGCAAGAGTTTGGCATATCGCTATTGGAAGGGCTGAAGAAAGCCCAAGCCATCATGGGCGAAGCCAGCTCTAACTTGGTTTCTTCCCTCTTCACCTTTGACCCGTCCAAGATGGGCGCGGCGGTGAAGGACTTTGGCCGCAAAGTTTTGGATGCGCTGAAGGCGGCGTTTATTGAACCGTTTGAAAAGCTATTCGCCACCGTTATTTCCAACATCAGCATGCAGATAACGAAGCTTGTTACGGAGAAAATAACCGGCCTGCTGCTGAAGGGCTTTGAACGGGTATTCAATGTTGCCACCAGTGCGGCCACCAGTGCGGCACCATTGGCCGCAGCAGCCACCCAGCTTTCCGCAGCAGCCACCCAATTACAAGTAGCGGCCACCCAGTTGGCGGTAACTAATGGCGGCGCAAAGGTGGCGGGCGAAGCGGCCAGCGTGGCCGCTGACAACGCGGCCAAGAGTGCGGGCGAAGTAGCGAAGAGCGCGGGAAGCGTGGCCAGCACCGCAGCCAGCACGCTTTCCAAGGTGGCCAGCATTTCCGGCATTGTCACCGGCGCTATCAGTGCCGTTACCGGGGTGCTTTCCTACCTGCAAGGGCGGCGCATGGAGCAAGACATAGGACGTATTGAAGTAAGTACACGCGGCATACTGGCGGAGCTGACCAACCTGCGGGCCGATGAATGGAAGCGGGAAAGTCATTTGTTCCGGCTGGATTCCATGGCGGAAGCTATCAACCGCTTTGGTGATGCACATGGGGCTTACCTGTCGGACATACTGGCTAACCTGCAAGTGATTGGGGACTTGCTGCGCAATGGTCTAACCGTGAACGGCTCCGGCACCGATAGCACCGGCCCTTCCAGCACCTTGGTGGACTTCGACCAACACGGGGCCAGCGCGGTGGCCCGCTTGCAGGAACTAGCGGACCAAACGCACTTGGCCAGTTATTTCTTGGACGAAATGAACGCACAGGCACCGGCCACCAGCATGGCGGCGGTGAGTGTTACCGATGGCTTCAACAATGTAAGCGCGTCCACCGCAGTGCTGGCGCTGGAGCAAACCAAGACGGCGGAAGCCACGCGCGGGCTGGCCACCAATGCGCAAGCCATGGCGGACGAATTGGGAGCCACCAGCGCGGAATACCAGAAATGGAAAGACAGCTTAATCAGTGAGGAAGCCAAGGCGGCTAACACGCAGGCGAAGAACCGGGAAGACGCGGAAAAGCGCATGCTGCGCAGCACGGACCGGTGGGGCAACACCTTGGATGAATTTGGCAACCAAGTGCGCTACAGTTCACAGTATCTAGCCGATGGTGCCCGCAGCCTTGCCGGTACGGTATCGGAAACTAACGGGGCCTTCATGCGGCTGGCCGATGGGGCTATCCTTGGCTCTGAAATCATGGCCAGTGCGGCCAATACGCTGGCCACGTCTATAGGCCAGTTCAGCGCGGGTATCGGGGCCACCCCGGAAAGCGGCTTTCGGCTGGGCAGCGCAACCCCGGCGGTGGCTCCGGCGGCAAGCGTTAATACTGGCAATGTGGATTGGTCAAACCCCGGCATTACGATGGGCGGCAAAGACATTCCGTGGCGCACTCAGTCCACGGTGGTGCTGCAAGTGAGCGTGAACAATGCGGACGCGCAAGACGTGGCTAACACAATGGTTTCCACGATGCGGGGCCGGGGCGTTGATATATAGCAGCGGGCACCCGCTGGAAATTTTCCAAGGAAGAGAAACAGGAGTAAACACAACATGGCAACCGGCCTTTACGATTTTGGGCGCGAAAGCTTTCTGCTGGGTAACATTGACTGGGTGGCGGATAACATCCGCTTGATTTTTATTGATGCGGCGGACTACGTGGTGAACTTGGCTACCCATCAGTTTCTTAGCGATATTCCGGCACCGGCGCGCGTGGCTACCTCCGGTAATTTTGCTTCCAAGACTTCAGCGGCGGGCGTGGCCGATGCCGCAGACCTTACCGTGTCCACGGTTACCGGTGATGTGTTTGAAGCGCTTGTGATCTACCAGCACACCGGCACCGAAGGCACCAGTATTTTGATTGCCTACATTGACAATTACACCGGCTTGCCGTGTACGCCTAACGGCTCCAACATCACCGTGGCTTTCCCTTCGGACTCCAATAAAATCTTTAAGCTGTAGGGCGTGCGTGCAATAGGAGATTAGGGCAGCATGTCCACACTGATAAGCCGGGCAACGGGAAATTTTACAGCGGCGGGCACGTGGGAAGTTTGCGACACTACCAGCTATCTGGATTCAAGCGCGGCCAGCACCGCGATTTCCACGTCTAACCTGGATTCGGCCACCTTTACACCGGGGGCTATTACTACCACTGGCGTAGCGCTGAAGATGGCCGCGCGGCTGGCTACGCCTACGGGTACCTTTACCGTAACGCTGCGCAACTCCACGGACGCGGTGGACGTTACCAGCGTGACCGTGAACGTATCCGATTTGCCGTACTATCTGAATGCCGGGGGTTTGTCGCTGGGCCTTGGGTGGATCTTCTTTAAGTTTTCCGCTTCGCAACTGCTTATTGCGGGAAAAGCTTATCTCATCCGGGTGGTGTGTTCCAATACCGGCTCACAGGTGACTTTGTACCGGAACGCTACCGCCAATAACTGGAGCCGGGCGCTAACGACTACCACCACCGCAGCACCGGCGGCAAGTGACCAACTCTTTATCATCGGGGAGCGCACCGGCGCGGGCACGGGCAATGCCTTCACCGTGACGCTGAATAATACCGCTACCACTTCCTTCGGGCCTACCGTATCGGGTGGCCCGCCAGAAGGGTGCGTGGTAGGGCAAGGGGGCACGTTTAATTGCACCAATGCAGGCGCAACTAACTATTACTTCAAACTGAAGGGAATTTTTCACGTTACGGCGGGCGGCACCGTGTCATGGGGAACAGCCGGAACACCGATAGACGCTACGTCCACGCTTA